CCTATGAGACTTGCCTATCATAGATAGCATAGTCTAAGCTTTCTTCAATCGCATTGCAATGATTTTGAGTTATTGAACCCAGCAATCGCAATTGCACTCAATCACACTGTCTATTGCCTGTTGATCGTTAAATGTTGCAGGCAACAGAGTAGAAGATGTATAAGCAGTATTTAGATTGGGTGGCAATATGTTGCCTGCATTGAGCGATGTGCCTGGTCCTATTGGAACATTGGTACTTACGATAGGACTGTTATTGTTCAGAATAGCACTAGTGTTGCCCGCTGCCGTGCCTCCTGCCGAAAGCAAATCGTCTTGAGTAGAGTCGTAGTATGCAATAGGATTAGGAGATAAGGCAACATTGTCACAATTCTGAGTAACTGACCATGCTGGAATAGTATAGTTTCCAGTAAGACCCACGATACCATCAACCGCTTCTGGTAAAGTACCAGCGGTCAATAATACTTTCTGTTGAGTTATTGAGGGTAAATCAGGAATGTTATTATCAAGTGGAATACCTATTTGTTCAAGTCTTGCTTGATTTCTAGATTGTCTCATTGTTCCAACCACGCTTTGACCACCAACTAAGCATGGATCTGATAGTGCTTCAACCGTCTGAGCAGCGCCATGCGGGAAAGTATCCTGAGAAAATGAAGGCATTGAATCTACGAAGCTGAGTATCGAACTTGGATACGGGTTTAGTCTGTTATCTCGCGGGACTGGCACAGGAGGTAATGCATTAAATCTAGTACGCTGTTCGATCTTTAATGCCTTTCCAGTGATATTCCAATTCAGATTTAGTATCTGAGTTGCCTCGACATTTGATGGAGTTGCTGTACTGATAGCCAGAATCTCTGCATTTGCAGCAGTGATGTACGCTTGCACTGCTGAATCCATATTTCCAGGACTGAATGTAGGGGGACTTGCGACGGAAGCACCGAAGTTGTTGGTCGCACTGGTACCAGGATTAGTAATCGTAGTTCCAATAATCTTACCAAACGTAGTCAAGTCTTTCCAGTCTGTGCCGATTGTGCATGTAGCAGTAGCACCATTGTTCAGAGTTATTACTGGTGCGCCAGCACCATCTCTTCCATAACCTCCGCCAGCGTCTGTGATCTGAATGTCGGTTAATTGCCAGTTTCCTGGTGTGACTTCTGTTGCTACAGCAGTTAATATCGCTTGTTGCCATTTTACTGCCAGATATAAGTTTGAATATATCTGAATCAAAGTAGAAGATTGAAGCTGCTGAATGCCTTTCTTGATATCTTGTAGAGGATAGGGCAGACCGCTCATGCACCCGAAAAAATCAGAATAAGTGTAGGTGCCATACACGCCACTTCCAAGAGCTATTTTACTTAATCCCTCATCGGCCAGCGTGTTGTCTGTAGGTACATTAGTGCCATTTATCAACGGCAGATTGGCATTAGTTTCTATCGAGTAGACTACTTGACCAAATCGAACGGGATCAACCTTAGTAATGTTTTTGATTTGCATCATAGACTGAGCAAATGCACCGGCAGCAGTAGCTTGATCTGGAGGGATAATTCCTTGCAGATATGAGCCAAATCCGACTGGCAAACCTTGTATACTCTCAGTCATATTTCTTTCTCATTTTTGCTGATATCGTCTGAACAAATTCTCTAGTGAGTTTCTTGCCGAGCCGACTCCAGTAATTATAGATCCAGCATTATCATATGCTTCTGCAATGCTGCCCAAAGATTGAGTGTCAGCTAAACTGGCAACAGCTTCTTTAACAATCGCTGGAGATTCAGTGGGTGGCGCTACTGATGGAGTACTTACTGGAATAATAGTTCCTACTTGCGCTTCGACAATTGAAGATGTCAATGCTGCATTGACTGCCTTATCTGCGTAGATAAGGTAGTAAGTTTTACTGTTGGTAGGACCGGTTTGAGCGTTATACAGCGGTACTGTCAAGGTGGTGTAACTGTTGGGAAAACATTTTTTGACATTAAGAAGATCGGCTAAAGATGTAATATCGCGAGTAGTGCATTCCAGAATCTCTAGCACAGTCGCTAAGTCAGTATTCTGAATAATTAAGAATGCTCCGAATATCTTCTGTTCTTGTGCAACACTGATACCAGAAGCATTAGGATTTAGTATTGTTGCGATTTCAGTCTGGGTTAACTCTGCGCCTAATAGTGCAAGACTTACTGCTTGCGTAATCGCATTATTTTGCTGTAGTGTTTTCAGTAAATTAGACGGCAATCCAAAAGTGGCGATCTGTGCCAAGTTCAACGCCTTACCCAAGTTCATTAGATCAGATCCAAACTGTTGAGTTGCCAGACTTACGCCAGTGATGTCTGCACTCATCAAATCATTCATGTTACTATAAGTACCGTCTAGAAAATTCTTTGAATTTTGCAATGCGACAATAGGAGAATTAGATGATGATAGAAATCCTTGTGCGCTTAGAAAGCTTGAAGTGAATTCTTTGTATTGTATATTGCCGTATTCTGGATCCACTGGATCTACAATACCGTTCCAGTTGAAGTCATTGTATCCTTGCAGTGCTAGCAATCGTAAATATCCCCACTGAGTTACACTAAAATTAGGATTAGTCAAATCATAAGGCAACCAGGTAGCCGCTTGTCCTTGATAAGAATTGCCAGTAACTGCATAACCTGTATTGACCTCACCAAGCCATTGATCTGATGGATCTTCAATTTCGTAAGTAGGTGGTTTAGAATTGCCTAGTGCAGGTATGACATTAGCACCCACTGTGATGAGATTAGCATAGGTGGTATTTGCAATGTTTGCGTTACCAGACGGCTGACCATCAATAAAGGCTTGATGAATTGCGTCAGTTAATAAACTAAGACAGGTCTCTGAGATGATGTTGCCAACAACATAGTTATTGTTATCAGTACTTGATCCTATGTAACCCACTACCGCCGGATTGATATTCAACCCTTGATCATTTAGCATAGAGCCAAGAACATTGACTCCAAGCGGTGACTGTTTGCCAGAATTACTCATGGCACAAACACATCTGGACTGCCTTCAGTGATCTTGTGACCACATGAATTAGGTGAGCCTTCTCGTAAAACTGGTTCACCCTCACAGAAAACAGTAGGGCTTCCTGCTGTAGTTTTAGCTGATCTATGAGGTGGATGCGAAGTTCCGTATGGTTTATGCGAGGATATTTCAGAGGTGTGAAGGCCCACAGCTACCCCATTGGCAAAAACGGTTTTTGCACCCTTTTTGATCTGGCCTCCAGCGTTATTCTTATCCCCAACTCTGCTCAGTTTTGGCATTCTTCATCCCATAATTACCTTTTTGCTAGGTACACTCAGGCCAGTAGTAGCTTGAATGTACTGGGACTTGATGTTCTCATCTGTAAGTCCAATCATAGCAATACTGTTAGTATTTAGCTCTACCGAACTCTCGATATTGTAGGTAAACATGCTAGGAATCAACCCAGGTTTTCCACTTGGAGTTGGCCCAATTGAAACTGGATTTCCAATAATCAAGCATTCGTCGCCTATTTCTAAAACTTTAGCAACAACTTCTTCGCCGCTATTCAATTTAAATGTGTAGATTTCATCAATTTTAAAGTTCATAAATCACCCTAATTTTCTATTAAGTTCAGTGTAGCCGCCCACGTATTCTTCGCCCAGAAAAATCTGAGGCACAGTCTTTGCTGTTGGCACTGATTCCAACAATTGCTGTTTAGTCCAGTTTTCACCAATGATTCGTTCTTCATACAAAATACCCTTCATATCGAGCAGATTTTTAGCTGCCACACAATAAGGGCAAGTAGGTTTGGTCCAGATAATCGCTTTCATAATCTCTCCTTAGGCTGATACTTATAGCTCGGGCAATTCATCATAATTAATTGTTGAATCCATCAAACCTATGACGTAGTTTGTTGATTCATTTTCCTGCAAGGCTGTTTGTTTCTTGCTAGTTTCGGTGTGTTTTCGAAACCATGGAATAGGCGTATTTTTTGGTGCAGTGGTGTTATACTTAATACCGATCTCTTTAAGAGCACCGATGGCGGTATAATCCACGAAGTCTTTGAGAATATTAGCATTCAGTCCGATGACTGGACCTTTCTTGAATAAGTAATCTGCCCATTCCTTTTCTTCTCTGATCACATCCAAATACATGTTATACACTTCTTGTTCACATTCCTGTTTTGCTTGTGCAAATCTAGCATCTTCCTTGACAACCTGATTGATGATCCAAGCTGTCCATTCTTTGTGTAATAGTTCATCTTGTAGAATCAAGCTGATGATATTTCCATTACCAATGAAGATCCTGTTCTCGACCATGGCTAGTGATGTTGCAAATGATACCATGAATCGAAGTGCTTCAAGTGCATAGCTGGCATTCAATGCTAGCCAGATTGCTCTGATGTGATCCTTTTCACTGACCAGCATCTCTCCGATCTCTTTCTGACAATTCAGCTTATGCAGTTGATCATAGTAATTACCCACACTGCTGGCCATATCTACGATTTCTTTAGTGTCATGAATAGTATTGAATATTTCTTTCGGCACATTGTAGATGTTGCGAATGATGTGGCTATAACTGCGACTATGAATATTCGTTTCAAAAAAAGTCCAATTGTAAAGTAGTGCTTCCAGTTCAGGTAATGAAACAACTGGTGTGAAAATCTGCGATGGACCTCTACCCTGCACGCTGTCTAGCGCGGTCTGTCGCAAGAGGTTAGAGGTAAAAATATGTTTGACGCTGTCGCTGGCATCTTTGAAATCGTTCGAATCTTTTGTCAAACTGATCTCTTCAGGAACCCAGAAAAAACCTCTAGCAGTCTGTTCTAGTTTTGCTAATTTGTTGTACTTTACTTCCTCAAATCGCTGGACAGTGACTGGGCCTGCAGGATCTAGAAACATCTTGCGATTAAGGTAGTCTGTTTTAGTGTTTAGATTGTATTGTTGTTTCGACATTTATTTTTTCCTTTTACAGTAAGCCAGGTGTCAATTCTCTTAATCGTCGCGTATTGAAGTAGCTTCGCGTTTCTGCCAGCATCTCGCCAGATTCTGACAAAACATACTGATATCGCTTGTATAGCGTATTGTCATAGGCAAAAAATTTACGCATCTCGTCTACGCTGTCGAACGTTTGCATAGTTTGACCTGGACGTTCACTGTCATATATCGTAATAGTGTGACCTAGTTTGAACAAACGTTTCCATAGTTCATATGCATCGTCACTAATTTGCGTGTCGCTAAGAAGTTTTATAGAACGATTATTATCCTTTAGGATACTGTCATACAAATCACTGGCATATGGCGCATGTCCTTTAAGTTTTGGATTTTTACCTAGTGCGTTTACCACTAAGCCTTGTGGACGAACCGACAGTTCTACGCCTAAATCGATACGCCCATTACTTTCATACCAATAATACTTAGTTTGTTTGCCATCGATTTTCTTTAGATTGTTACCCAGATCAATTACTTTTGATCCGCTTCTAATTCTGTCTTTTATGTTGTATTCTACCATATCGTATATGTGAAATGAACCAATGCCCATTGGCATTTCTGTGAGCCACGTTTCATTGAAATCAGTTCTACTAGTTGTCATTTTTATTCCTACTTTCCACTAGCAAGTACTATCTTACATATGTGGTTCAATCTCTCAATATGTTCATATGCACGCCATGGACTAGAATCAATTGCTACGATACCATGACCTTTGATACCGACGATATCATATGCTATGTTACCTTGCGCATCAAGGTCAAGTTTTTCATGTACTTGATCTGCCAATTCTTGACTAATAGGTGGCACATCACCAACATTTGGCGCTACTTTAGTGTAACGAGATAGCTCTGGGAAATCTTTTGCTAGATCAGCTAGCTGAATACCAGCATGCATTGCAGCAATAATGTATGTAGGATGAAGATGCATCACTACTCTTACATCTGTGTTGTGTTGGCCTAACTTCTTGAGCAAACCAAAATGCATAGGTATCTCTCCGCTAGGTTTTAGATTTCGTGAGATATCAGTATAGTCAGCAACTGTCCAATAGATACGATTCATAGGTTGCTCTATCAATTTGATCTTTTTGAATTGATCAGGCTGTAGAGTTTGCTTTCTAACGCCGCTAGGAGTGATGAAGAAGTAGTCGCGATCATAGTTACGAATAGAAACATTACCATCTCTACTAGTAATCCAATTTCGCTTGTAAGCGTCTACTAAAATATCACAGATTGTTTCTAGCATATTACTATCCTAAAGCTTACATGAATCACAGTCCGAATCATCTTCAACCTCAATAGATTGTTGTAATGACTGTTCTGGCTCATCGACACTCTTGCTGCCCGCTTTGTCGATAAGTGAATAATAAAAACTCTTTATTCCCCAACGATGTGCTTGCATTAAATTTTTAGCAATTAACGTAGATGGTACTTTTCGATCTGGAAAATGCTTTGGCGAATAAAATGTATTAGTACTTATGCTCTGATCCACATAAGCAGCAAGCACTGCGGCAGTCTTCAAATAGCCTACGCAATCCTTTTGCTCCCACATCAACTGATATTTGTTCTTCAGTCTGTGATATTCAGGGACTACTTGAGTCAATGATCCAGCCTTGCTTTCTTTAACAGAGATCAGTGACATTGGCATCTCGATACCATTTGTGGAATTGATGACTACAGAAGAATTATGGGACACGCAGCCATTTGGTAATGCATAAGCTCCACTGCGAGTTGTTATATCATAGGTGGGTACGATTTCTAGTTTACGATTTATTTTTTTGATTTTCATTTATTTTCTCCATTAACTCTTCGATTGTGATCGAGCATTTCATTCTTTTGCTACAATTTTCTTCAGTCAAAACCCATTCTAGATTTTCATGATGCCCGATTATATCAGGATCTATACCGTTTAGAAAGCCCTGCATTTTTGAAAATCGGTGATCCACTTGGTATTCACCACGATGTTTGCCTCTTTTTCCAGGGCATGCCGGTATTTTTTTCAACGAATTCTTAGTTACTCTATCAACTCTTGCCGAATATCCTTGAAGTCCTTTATGCAATTCTTCTGCTAATTTTCCTTGTTCTCTGAAACATGAAGATTTTGATTTACGTCTTCTTTCATAGATTTCTAGACCATTATTACCATATCTATCTAAACAAAATTGCAAACTAGAACTATCTTTCTTTTCATTAATCGACTGCATTATTCTTTCAATTTCTTCTTTTGAATGATTTCTGGACTCATAAAATTCTCGATGTAATCCAGAATACATTTTTTGAACTGACGATATCATTTTCATGGAATCTTCTTTAGAATATCCACGCTTCAGCCAAAAATCAACTGTACATCTGTTAGTTTCTCTTTTGTATTTTGTGAAGCCTGCTAGATCATCTCCCCAGTAATCACTATAATTTTTGTGAAATCTATGTATAAACTTATGTCGTTCTCGTCCTTCTACTTCCCCGTGCAATTCAATACATCTTTCTAATGACAGAGAAGTCTCGTATTTCAGAGTTTTTACTTTATCTCGCGCTTGCTCTTCGGTCATTCCTTTTTTCAGCCAATAAGAAATATCATAGGTATTTGGTTTATTTCTGCGATATTCTGCTTGACGAATTTGCCAGGTCTGTCCATACTTTACTCGAAAATACTCTTCACTATTTGCCACTGATGTATTTTCTTTTCTAAATTCAAGCCAAAGTTTATATCTCTCAGAACAATACTCTTCATCAGTGAGACCTTGTACATATTTCAAATATCGACCATCATGAACAAATCTAAACACTGCATTCATGATGTTGTCTCTGTTCTTTAGAGAAAGTTGATAAAACTCCGACAAGTCTTCGGTAGAAACTGAACTCAAGAGTTTTGACAGTTCTGACAGAGTTTTGGCTCTTTGTAAGATTTTCTTAGGCTGGGATCTCGGTTTGCCCAAAATCACCAACTTCAACAACGTCGTCTCCCTCTTCTAATTCCCAAACTCGTAGCCACTGTTTTTCTCCGTTTCTGTGTACCAGTAATTTATGATTATCAGTAAGCTTTACAATAGATCCATCTTCGAATTCTAGTTCGTTGACGTAGGCTAGACCATTATAGTAAATATCAGTGATAAAATCTTCTTTTCCATCTGGACCGACTACTGAAATCTCCGAGATTCGATGATGACCGACAAGATTTTCAGATTCGATCCGTGTCCAATCTAAGCCTGCTCGTTCACACAATTGATGAAAATTTGGCAATGACCCATCGATAGTATTTATCTTATCTTCCCAAGAATGACAACTTTCCACCGGTGCAATTGCCATGAGTGTTGCATTTCTGACACCATGTTGCTTCATCTCTGCACGCAAACTTTCCCAATCAAGTTCTGGAGTAAAGTCTGTTAATTCATTGACTCCCTTTGCTCTGAGTTCCCACGGGAAAATACCTTGTCCATAGCGTGTCCGATCGCTATGCAAGCACTTTCCGCGTTCTTTAGCAAGTTCAACGGTAGCTTCAGTCAAATAATATGCCTGAGCTTCCATCCAACTCTTGACTTCTCGTAGAGCATCCGTTTCACCGTACTTCAATCCTCTCTTAGCATGCCAATATGCAAGATTAGTCACGCCGATTCCCAGTGGCTGAATCTCGTCGTTGCTTAATTTGCTTTGAATGCTCAAGAAATCCTGATAGTCAAGAATGTTGCACAAACTACGTTGCAAAATGCGGCAAGCTCGACGCATATCTTCGGGGTTTCTAAAACTTCCCCAATTTATGGACCCGAGGGTACAGAGGGCGATTCGGCCCTGATCATCATCTAGTCGCTTGAAGGGCTTAGTTGGAAGCAAAATTTCCAGACAAAGGTTACTTTGATAGATCGTATGATACTCTGGATCAAACGGACCCTGATTCATCACGTTATCAATGAATACTAGATAGATTCTACCTGTGTCGGTTCTTTCCTTAAGAATTCCACCCTTGAATACATCTTCTGCATTCATTGTCTTCTTACGCAAATCCTTACGTTTTTCGTATTTGCAGTAAAGTTCTTCAAACTTCGCGCAATTTGTATAAAAAGCTTCGTATAAGTCGGGAACTTCGTTAGGATCAAAGAAGGTGATATTTTCACGGTTTTTGAACCTTTTCCAGAAGAATGCTGATAGCACTACGCCATAGTCCATATGACGTACTCTTGTTTCTTCTGTTCCCTGATTGTTCTTGATGATAATAAGATCGTCGAACTGATAGTGCCAGATAGGATAGAAGATCGTAGCACTTGCGTTACGTATACCACCCTGACTGCAACTACGTAGATCACCAAACCATTTCTTTAAGAATGGCACCATACCAGTATGCATGACTTCTCCACCTCGAATAGGTGATCCTAAAGGACGTAGTCTGCCCACTTCTAGACCAATACCAGCACGTTTGCTAGCATATTTTGCCATCATTTCTCCTGACGCAAAAATACTATCAAGATCGTCGTCTGATTTGATCAATACGCAACTACTAAATTGCTTTGTGGGTGTGCCTAGTCCCGCTAATACAGGAGTAGCAAGAGTAAAAAGACCATCACTAGCTGCGTGATAATACTCTTTGATATATCGCATCCGTGCTGCATTAGGTTCTTCTTTATGGAATACTGTCGCGGCTGCAATCATATATCTGACCTGAGGGGTCTCATAAATCTGCTTAGTTGCACGATTTCGAACCAGATATTTTTCAATTAGCTGCTCAATCGCAGCGTAACTGTACTGCTCGTCCTTCTCATGATCGATGATTTCTTCCATCTTGTTCCAATCTTCTTCTGAGTACCATTCTAGTAGTTCAGAAGTGTAAAGACCAGACTCGACGTTTGTTTTTACAATTTCAAACAGTGCTGGAGGTTCGTATTGCCCATAAACGTCCTTTCGAAGCATAGATAGACGTTGTTTTCCTGCAACATATTGATAGTTTACATGTCCCACATCTTGATTGTTCTCAACATCAATAAGATCTACTATCGCACGAAGAGTGATTTCATCGATTTCGCGAGTGGTAATACCATCATAAAAATGTGGCTGGGCTTTGATCTCAACCATGGATTGACTGACATCAGCAATACCTTTGCAGATGTTTGCAATTTGAGCTTGCCACTTTTCGACAGTCAACAACTCTCGATTACCTGAACGTTTAATGACGTAGATTTTCATAATGATCCTATTTTTCGTTGGAGTGGCGTAGTGTCGATTTTCTTTACAATAGTAAAGTCAGACAGCTTGATATTTAACACTGACTCAGGCCAGTAATTAAGTATATATTTTGCGCCGTCTACCAACACTAGTACCACTTGTTCACCATTATCATCTTTAGCGATGGCTAAGTCAATGCGGCAAACACCCAGAAATAGCAATGTGTAGATCATACCTAGCCCACGGGCATACGGGCAATACGTATTGATATGCAACAAGTCCCATGGATTTGGCCACTCGTTTATCAAGTCAGGATGTAAATAATGCTCGACAAAAGGAACTTTTTGCCAATATCTATCGACTTCAATGCATTGTTCTTCGAGGGACAGTAAATCAATTTTTTGCCTAAAAGAAGCCCATGATTGCAGTCTAGACTCGTAAGAACTTAAAAATGGGTTCATACGACGCCTAGCTTATTGTTCTGTATTTTCAATATTTTGAGCAGGCTCGGTTACTGGGATTTCGGGCAATTGAGTAAGAATAGCTATAGTTTCAGCTACCTCGTGATATGGTCTTTGCATAAGATAAGACAATGTGGCCCGTAAAACTTCTTCAGATATAAGATAGTATTTCATAAATTTTTCCGATATGTTACGAAATATTTAACGTGTTTGCAAGACTTGAAGTATTTTTTGCTAGCTAATAATTAAATCGGATTGCTAGGCCAATTCACTATAGGTTCACTCGGACTAGACGTTGCTCCCGAGACCGTAAGATTTCTGGAACCAATAATTTCAATCTCTGGACTATCGCGTCCAATATATGGGGAATAAAATACCAGAGATGCTGGGCGCACTAAAAGAGGACTCAGTCCGGCAGCTAACATGGCAATTTCTGGCTCAGCAAGTGCAACATTCCAGATTGCTGGATGCGCAATTAAACCAGTAGTTCCTTCTCCTGTGAATAAAGCTCTGACCATTCCAACGCTCACACGATTTATTCCAGTAGGAGTTTGACTAATAGTTTGTGATCCTTTGCCTGTACCATTAAGATAAACATCACGACTCGTACTAGAAGTAGCAACGCCGCACGCAGAATTCCATACGTTCGCAGTGATGGTGTTTGATGATACCGCTGCGTTCTCGGCTACGGCCGTTGTCCTACACAAAAAATTAAGACCAAATCCGCTTCTAGCACGCAGCCGCCACCAGTTGTCTGCGTTAGATTGCTGAATAGAAAACACCGTGTTAAAAATTACAGCACCCGTAATATTAAACCAGCAATGCATAGTAAGCGGAGTAGTAGTTACAGGAGACGAATCAACCTGTAAATACGTTCCGGTTGCTTGATCAAACAATCTAGACATGTACTATATCCTATGAAATAAAAATTTCTATCAATTAATATACGTTACGTCTACTGCTACAACTAATGCGTCACCAGCCATGGTATCACTAACGTTGGCCGCTTTTCTTGCAATCTTTAATACGCACCAGTCACTAGTTGCTATGCCGTCTACGTTTGACAGATTGGCCGAAATAGAATGTAGCCTTTTACCAGTCGTGCCTAAGTGTGTATCCAACATTAACGTTTCTGCACCAAATGCCTTTGTGGTAATATCTTGAGTATCAGAGTTTGGCGTAATACACGCAAGAGATGCTCCCCAAACTACGTTTCCTGATGACGCAGTGCTTGCGTACCATTGAATATCCACTTGAACATTACCTGCGCTGTACTCGTCTGAGTTAAAATTAAAAAACACTGCTTCTTCTGTATTTGCGTCAAACGCCAGAGAATTGACTGGAAAGTTAGTTCCAGATACTGATTGATACGTCGCATAGTTAGCACTAGGATATGTTGCAGAGGCAGGAAAAAATTGTATTGCCTTCACTATGCCAGTAAGATTAATTCCATTTCCATAATAATAGTTTGCAATTACGTTACCTGTTGTAATATTAGCAGTTACCGCCAATGAAGATAGCGTACCTACTGATGTGATATTAGGTTGCGCGGCATTAGTAACAGTGTTCGCACTTTGAGCTATAATCGCAGTCAATCCACTGCCATTACCTGAGAAAAAGTTAGCAGAGATTAAGTTGGCTCCAGTGATATTTCCACCTTGTCCATTGCCGTAAAATGCACCATTACCAATAAAATAATTTGCCGTCACGTTTCCACTAAAAATACCAATGGTAGCGCCTAGATTGCCGACGTTAGCATTACCCGTAACTGTTAATGAAGACAAAGTGCCTACTGAAGTAATGTTTGGCTGTGCCGCAGTTGTAACGGTACCCGCTGTTGTTGCAGATCCAGCACTCGCTGCATAAGTTGCGTTAGCAACAGTTCCGGTAACGTTAGCACCAGTTATGGATGTCAGTGCAGCGCCATTGCCGCTTACGTTTGTGAATACTGCATTAGTTGCACCTATGTTACCAACGTTAGCATTTCCAGTGATGTTAGCGGTACCAATTACATGTAAGTTTGATGTTGGAGTAGAAGTACCTATGCCTACATTACCGGTAGCAAGAATTCTCATTCTTTCATTCGTGTCTGTAGCAAACCTAATATAACCTTGAAATAGTGTAGCTAGTGTAAGATTAGACGGTGCAGCATTAGTACCATGAGCATCAACACTAAAAGTTCCAGCCTCTCCTCCTATTCTACCATTTAACGTTCCAGTTGAATAGAATACCATAAGAGAGTTATTGAATAGAAACTCACGCTCGCCGTTTCCCGCAGAAAGCCAAATATTGCCAGCAGAATAAAGGTTTATATTACCGTTTTGTACAGGAATAGAAATGTTACTAGTTCCGTTGGCTAGTATCCCCATGAAATTACCGGCAGTGACATTACCGGTCACTGCAAGTGATGACAACGTACCGACACTTGTTATATTTGGCTGTGCTGCCGTCGTTACAGTTTCTGCGGTAGTCGCAGAAGAAACAGTACCAGTAACATTTGCACCAGTTATGGCTGTCAGTAATGCGCCATTACCTATAAAATAATTCGATGTGACTGAATTGCCTAAATTCGCACTTAGTAATGCGATAAAGGTGTTTGATTGAATCACGTTCGCGTTAATCAAATTTCCGCCTGATCCGGATCCTAATGTCACATTATTGGATACACTCAGATTTCCTGTTACATTAGCACTGTTGCTGGTCACTACAAGCACGTTCGAGGTGCCTGCTACAGAGACGTTGACGTTACCATTTGCGGTAACAATCACATTACTTGTGCCGTTTTCGATATAGGTGGGTGATGTTAATGTGATATTACTTAGATATCCACCGTCTCCAAAATAAAAGTTAGCTACGACATTGTTGGCGCCGGAAATATTTGCGTCAGCACCACCGATGTTGATTGAATTCTTGACTGATAAAGTGTCAGTCGCCTTGTTGAACGTTAGGTTGCTTGTAGCACCTAACACATTTCCATCATTGAATTGAATTTGCGTGTTTGATCCTGCAACCGTATTCACGAAACTCAAATTGCCTGTTCCATCAGTCTGCAAGACTTGGCCCGATTGACCACCTGTTATTATCAGGTTTTCAACCGAGCCAAGGTTTGCATGAACGTTGACCAACAGCGTTTGAGCTGTAATGTTTCCGCCGGAGTCGATAACATTGGTTAGGTTATCGACCCCGACAGAATAAGCACTTGCATTAAACGCTTTTAGTCCCATCTATCTTACATCGTCCTGTATTGAACTGTCCATACTGTGCTGTTACCAGTAGTTGGTGTTACATAAAGTACAATGTTAGATCCATTGACTCCAGCAGTTAGAGTTCCTGGTGAGCTACCAATGAACACTGTGCCGAAGATACTGTAATCAACATCTGCACCATTTGTTACCGCCTGTACAGTTTGTACACTGTATTTAGCAGTACCATCAACGCCCTTAACAAGATATTCAACTACAGTTGCTGAATTGTGTGGGAATGAAACCAACGCTACGTTTGAAGTAGCAGTAGTAGTTAATGTTGCCCACGCAATATGCGTATTACCAATGTTGACCTGGTTGTTTGCAGTGACAACATTAGCAGTTGCTGTATTTACCACATTGACGTTACCAGCACTTACGTTTGCAGTAAAGACGCCGTTAGTTGCGCCCAAATTGCCTACGTTAGCATTACCAGTTACACTCAATGTACCGCCAGTTGACAGGTTGCCACCAGTGATTGTTTGAGTTGCAGTGATTACACCAACAGTGTCAATATTGCCACCAGTGATATTACCAGTTGCATTCAACGTACCAGCAACGTTTACACCCGTACCAGTTACTACAGCAACGTTTGCGTTACCAGAAACACTGATATCAATGTTTCCACCAGCAACTGGCATTGATATGTTTGAAGTACCATTTGCGAGTGTGCCAATGAAGTTACCTGATGTAGTGTTACCAGTGACTGCCAAGCTGCCTAGTGTACCAACACTAGTCAAACTTGATGTTACGACACTCGACGCCAGCACTGTTCCAATCAAGTTGGCTGAATTAGCTGTTACTGGTGTTGTACCAGCAGCAGTTAACTGACCTTGTTGATTGACAGTAAACGTTGAGATCGCATCGCCTGAGCCGTATGAACCAGTAGTTACTGCTGTATTACCTATGCTGAATACAGTACCGTTCAACACCAATCCTGTACCAGCAGTGTAAGTACCAGCACCTGAGAATTGTACCCAATTTACAGGACTTGTACCAACTGTTGTCACTGGATCAGTCATTACCCAACCAGTATCGTTGTAAGTGGTTCCATTCTGTACGAATGTAAAGTCACCACCTGCCATCTCAGTTGGAGTATTGAAGTCAGCAGCGCGAGTCAATACTGTTGAGCTTGTAACAACGTAAATACCGTTGTGCGCAGCATTGGCTTCGTTCTTGACCAAGATTCTGTTAGTAGCAACTGCTGTGACGTTACCGTCAAAGAAGTTTGCACTAGTGAAGTCACTTGTTCCGCCAGTCAATACGAGGTTTGCACCAACACCAGCTGTGCCGTTGTTGTAAGCAATCGCACCACCCGACAATGTAGCAAGATTTGCAGTTGTTGCTGCGTATGACGGAGCGTGAACATGCAATCCTTGTGCAATACTGTCAACGTATGCCTTTGTGGCAGCGTCGCTAGCAGCACTTGGTTCAGCAACGTTGCTGATACGGACGTTAGAAACGTCTACGACACCGATGCCTGCTGGAGTAAGAGTAATGTTGCCATTACCTGAGCCAACTGTCAATGTGATACCAGCACTTGTCAAGCTGCGGATACTGTCAGTTACGACGTTACCATTAGCTTGGACATTACCACCAACAACCAATAAGTTAGTGATAGAGCCGTTATTTGCACCGATATTACCAACAATGTTTGCATTTCCTTGAACTTCTAGTGACCCAACATTTGCCAGATTAGTGACTGACAAGTTGTTACCACTGACGTTACCAGTTGCGACTACATTGTTGCTTGCATTCAAGTTAGAAACATTAGCATTACCCAAAACAACAAGAGTGCTTGTTGCCTTGTCAAATGTCATATTAGCATTAGCGCCTGCTAACCCACCATCATTGAATAGAACTTGTGTGTTGCTACCTGGAACAGTGATGTTACCAGAGAAGTTACCAACCAAGTTACCAAAGAAGTTTGGAGCAGTGACATTACCTGTTACGCCCAATGTGCCACTTACGTTAGCACCTGACCCAGTTACAACAAAAGTTGTATTACCTGATGCAGTTAGCGAAATGTTGCCGTTTGGAGTCAATGCAATATTGCTATTGCCGTTCTGTACGAGTGGTGTATTCAATGCAATGTTAGCATTAATTGTATTGCCTACGATGTTACCGATACTGTTGATATCAGTAATGTTTGCAGTACCATTAACTTGCAAGCCAGTCAACGTACCAACAGATTGGATATTTGGCTGATTGGTGCTTGTCAATGTGCCTTGCAAGAAGTTTGCAGAAGCAAGATTACCAAGATTTGCATTAGCAGCAGTCAAGTTACCAGTGAATACAGCGATGTTACCACCGATGTTTCCAACGTTAGCATTACCAACAACATTCAATGTACCTGATGCTGACAAGTTACCAGCATTTGCTGTACCATTAACTTGCAATGAAGTCAAGTTACCAACTGAAGTGATGTTTGGCTGTGCTGCTGTTGTCAATGTACCAGTGAAGAAGTTTGCACTGATGAGATTTGCACCAGTGATATTACCACCAGAACCTGCACCTATTGTAATGTCATTAGCGACATTAACATAGTTAGCTTCAACCAAATTGCCCAAGTTTGCATTGAGTGCTGAGACGTTGCCTGCGAAGACACCAGCTGTTGCACCAAGATTGCCAACGTTTGCATTACCAACAACTGACAATGTTTGTGAAGAAACAAGGCCTGCTGTTACGATGTTACCACCAGTAACGTTACCAGATGCAGTGATCAGACCAGCAGTACCTAGATTACCGACATTAGCATTGCCAGAAACACTGAGAGTTGCTGAAGATACTACACCAACAGTAGTGATATTACCACCGATGACGTTGCCGGTAGCTTGTACGACACCGCCTGTTGTTAAGTTACCGCCCGAGACGTTACCTGTTGCAGCAACCACACCACCTGTGTTGATGTTTGCACCAGAAACGTTACCTGAAGCAACAACCGCAGCAGATGCATTGATATTTGCACCAGAAACGTTGCCCGTGGCTTCTACATAACCACCTGTCAACAAGTTACCGCCAGTGACGTTACCTGTTGCAGTGATGAAACCACCAGTACCTAAGTTACCAACGTTGGCGTTGTTTGTGACGCTTAATGTTGAAGACGATACTAGACCGTTTGAAGCTACGTTCGCAGCAACGATGTTGCCGCTTGAGTTCAATGCATTGACGTTAGCTGTACCAACTACCGTGAATAAATTGGTGTTTTTGTCAAACGTGAAGTTTGCTGAGCCACCAAATGATTCGTCATCGTTGAACTGAATCGCTGTATTTGAGCCGCCTGGGTCACTTAGATCCCATGCTGCGCCGTTCGCATACAATAGATTGTCAGTCTTTACTGCGCCTGCTTCGACATTACCAGTTGTGCCAATTGTGTTGGCTGAGAATGTTGCTACGAGTGCGCCTGCGACGTTGACAGATACGTTACCACTTGCTGCTACTGTAACATTACTTGTTCCATTAGCAATCAATGATGTGTCGATACCAGTTAAGAACGCGCCATTACCAGTAAAGTAATTGGCTGATAGATTGCCGCTTGCGTCACGTACAGCAACTGTGTTTGCACCTGCTGCTTGATCGCTATTGAAGCCGTCTAACAAGTCAGCATTCAAGTTTGCAACTACAGTTTGTGAAGTTACAACTAATGGTGCTGTGCCGTTAGCTACGTTCGATATCAATCGTGATGCAGTAACATTACCTGCTGTGTTTACGTTAGCAGCAACTAGATCGCCTGTGGCGTTTAGTGTGCCGGCTACGTTAACACCTGTGCCAGATACAACTAGTGTTGAATTACCAGCAGAAGCAACTGTTACATTGCCATTTGCAACCATTGATACGTTTGAGTTACCGTTTGCTAGTGTACCAATGAAGGTGTTAGCAGAGATAACGTTCGCACCAGTCAAGTTACCGCCGGTACCGCCGCCAATGTTTGCACTGCCAAGAACTGTTAAGTTATTAGCAACTGTGATATAATTAGCAGTAGCTAGATTACCTAGAGCAGCATTGCCCGAAGTAATATTGCCAGTGACACTTAATGCATTAGCAACACTTAGTGTGTTGGATGACTTGTTGAAAGTCAACCCTGCTGTTGCATTTGTTGTACCAGTGTCGTTGAATAGAACATCAGTATTTGCGCCAGGTGCAGCAAGTGTACCTTGAATATTACCGATGAACCAATTTGCTTGTACGTTTCCAGTTACTGATACGTTAGCTGGGAAACTTACATTTCCGTCGAGTGCTGCAATAGTGACGCTTCTGTTATTGCTGATTAAAGCAAGATCAGATGTGCCGCTATTTACGTTTGCAACGAGTACGCTGTTCGTGACAGCTAAATTACCTGTAACATTAGCGCCAGCAGTGCTGACAACTAATACGTTGCTTGTGCCACCAACACTAACAGCAAGATTGCCGCTAGATGCTAGTGCGATATTCGATGTACCAGCAACTACGTTGCTGGTGTTGACAGTTCCGACAGTAGCAGCAATTACGTTGCCGATATTACCAGAACCATCAATGATCGTTGTTTGCTCTAAGTCGCCTACTGAGTAGCCGCCTACAGAGTTGAGTGGTTTTAATGCCATGTGTGGAGTCTCCGTTTTACATGTTTTGTTTTTCTTCTATCTAATACAATCTATTATGGATCATAAGCAGTCACCATTACCTTTGTTGTGATCACATTGGCCTGTAGTGGTTCAAAATAGAGCACTACCTGGTCCGGAACAATGATGTTGCCAGATACATATTCGATTGTATAATCCCCCGTGAATCCGTTTACTTCTAGCGTGCTGGTTTCGTTGTAACTCAACTCACCACCAATTAACACTACAGTAAACTTGTTAATTTGCCTCTTGTTTCCTGCAGGATCTGTCGATACAATTACAAAGTCAGCGCCCGATACGCTGTTAGCTTGTAGTGATACAATTGCCTGCTTGCTAGAAGTGCTTGTTGTTACAATAAACACTTGTTGCGTAAAAAATCTATTTATGCCAGAACCCATGGCCAGTACGTTGGCCACTAGATTTCCAGCTATTGTTACCGTGTTAGTTACTTCATTGAACGTGAAGAATGGGCTTCCGCCAAACACGCCGCTATCATTGTATTGAATCTGAGTGTTAGAACCGCTGGGCCCGCCGCCGCCGCCATTTCCATTGTCAATCCATTCTAGATTTCCTAATCCATCAGTAGATAGAACGTAACCATTTAATCCACCACCAATATGAATATTGGCTAAATTACCTAGATTTACGTTACCTGACTGAGTGAAGTTGACATTTCCACTACCATTCAAATTGCCAGTGAAATTGGCATTTGTGTTAATCCATAATCTATCTGCTGTGATTAGATTAGACGCAGATAAATTGCCACCGTTTATATTGCCGGTAGCTTCAATATTGCCATTTACACTTAGGTTTGATAGAGTGCCTAGGCTGGTTATATTTGGCTGTGCATTATTTGTTACTGCTGCCGCTAATGGAACAGAACCAATGATGTTTGGGCCAGGTATATTGGTAAGATTGATGCCACTACCTACAAAGTAGTTAGCAATGACTGCGTTGCCTAGATTGGCACTAGCTGCATTGACCGTTAATCCAGTCAACGTACCTAAGCTAGTTATATTTGGCTGGGCTGCATTAGATACAGTCTGTGCAACCGTGGCATTACTTGCAATACCGGTAAGATTGCCAACAAACGTCTGTGCTGCAACTATTTGCGCATTTAGTGTGTTACTTGTGCCATCAAATGTCAGCGTGGGTGATGCGCCAAAAGAGCCGCTGTTGTTCCACTGCAACTGACTGTTTGCGCCACCAGGAGAACCATTGCCTCCGCCGCCTGTCTGAGCGGTCCATGCTAGATTACCTAGACCATCAGTCTGTAACACATAACCGTTTACACCGCCAAAAATCTTTACATTTGCGACATTACCTAGATTTGCTGTAGTATTGACTTGTAGATTGGCAACAGTTAAAAGATTAAGACTGCTGTTAAACGTGAAATTTGCGCTAGCCGCAAAGTTGCCGTTGTTGTTAAATTGAACTTGAGTGTTAGATCCAGCTGCACTGACTGTCAGTGGTTGACCGTTAGCATACAAATAGTTATTTGCATAGACATACTGAGCCGTAACGTTACCTGAGGTAAAAACGTTAGAGACAACATTTCCGTTTGCGTCAATTACGGGCCTAGGTGGTATATCGACGGTGTAGCCGCCCTGCGAATTAAAAGATTCTGCTGCCATCAAAATTTCCGTTTAGTATCACTTATTTATGTCTAAACGATGATAATCAGGGGCGGTAGTATCCTTTATGTTGTTTTTTTCTTGGCTTTGATTTTTTCCACAAACGCTTTATATTTTTTGTAAAATATGCTTCGTTTTATAGCAGATTCACCAGCAGGAAATCTGCCTTTAACTACTTTGCGTGCATATTCGTATGCGTATTCTGGATCACTTGCTATCTTTTTTTCTGCTTCTGGCCATCTGCCTTTAACTATGTTGCGTGCATATTCGTATGCGTATTCTATATCACTTGCTATCTTTTTTTCTGCTTCTGGCCATCTGCCACGGATTATATTTCGGGCGTACAAGTACGCCCATTCTCGATTTTTTGCAATAGCTGCTTCACCAGCAGGAAATCTGCCACCTATGACATCTGCGGCGTAATCGTATGCCCAACCGGGATCTTTTGCAATAGCTGCTTCACCGGCAGGAAATCTGCCCTGGATGATCGTGTCGGCGTACTCGTGTGCCAGTTTGGGATCTTTTGCAATAGCTGCCTCGATCTCAGGCCATCTACCTTTCAGAACTTTTTTTGCATAATATATTGCATGATCTGGATGTTTTATTAAAACTTGTTCCGCCTCAGGCCATCTGCCTCGTACACGCTTTATCGCATATTCTGTGAGTAATCCCAAGCTGTGAGGGTCTTTCAAAAGCAATTTTTCTAGTTCTGGCCAGCGTTCTTTTTTATAGCTTAATGTGTAATAAAAAAGATCCCAGAGTTTGTCACTATTGCGACTTGCTGCTTTTAGCATAGCCGATTCTCCGGCTGGAAATCTTGCTTTGTAAATTTTATCTGCATATGGCAAAGCTTTCTTACCATCGGTGGTGATGGGTTTACCGGGATCGGCAAAAAGTTTTTTCAAAACTGGATGATCGTGTGCAAAATGTTTTATTAGCGTGGCTGATAGTTGACGATCTTTTGAATTCATGAACTGTCCAGACGGGAAATGAAACTGATATTTTTCGCCATTTTTATCGCGCCAGATGTACAGAGGCCCTTCGCTATGATATTCGCTAAACAGGTTATCTTGTTTGCCGGCAGTACACCATTTGGTGCCACTGCCTAAAATGCAACTGGCCTTTTGTGTTTTTGGCACAGCCAGTAATCCCAGAGGTCCGTTGTATAAAACTGTTGTGTTTGGTGGCACCTCAAAAGTCTGCTGTGTTTCGGGCGCAACTTGTTGCGGCGCTTGCAGTTCTACGTTATAGATTCTATCCATTGCGTCTTCTAAAGAATGGAAGTCGTATCTATTGATATCTCGTTGTTCTAATCTGGATTTTGCATTGATGAATTTTTCTAGTACGTCTTTGATTCTTGGTCTGTCTTCTAGTCGGAACTGCTGTTTGTTATACTGATTTGCTAACCAGAGAGTGTATTGCTTGTTGGGGGTTGGATCCATCTCTTCTAGAGCAGCAAGAATTTGATCGACATCAGTGATGTTTTCTCTTTCAGCAGATGCCAAGAGACGAGACCCAAGATTCTTGGCTGTGATGTCTCGTTTGTACTCGATGAGAAAATCTCTAGATCTCATGGCCATTTACCACCGACGACGTTTTTAGCGTACAGGTATGCCCATTTGGCATCTTTTGCAATAGCTGCTTCCGCTTCAGGCCATCTGCCACCTATGACGTTTAGAGCGTATCCTAATGCCGAGTAGGGATCTTTTGCAATAACTGCTTCCGCCTCAGGCCATCTGCCACCTATGACATCTCGGGCGTACCAGTATGCCCATTGAGGGTCTGCGGCAATAGCTGGTTCCCCCGCAGGCCATCTGCCGACGATGACATACATGGCGTACTTGTATGCGTCGCCGGAATCTTTTGCAATAACTGCTTCCGCTTCAGGCCATCTGCCACGTATGATATCTTTGGCGTACAAGTATGCCCATTCGGGATCTTTTGCAATAACTGCTTCGACCTCGGGCCATCTGCCACGAACGACGTTTCCGGCATACCTGTATGCCCGTTTGGGATCTTTTGCAATAGCTGCTTCCGCTTCAGGCCATCTGCCACGAATGACATCTCGGGCGTACTCGTATGCCCATTCGGGATCTGTAGCAATAACTGCTTCTGCCTCAGGCCATCTGCCACGTATGACATCTCGGGCGTACTCGTATGCCCATTCGGGATCTTTTGCTGTTTCTTTTTCTTTAGCAGCGAAGAGCTTCTTGAGAACTGGATGTTT